TGCCACTCGTTACGATCTCCTCATCGATTTTCATGCCCTCCTCAAGACCAGCCTGTGGGTCCTGCTGGCGCGAGCCGAGCGCAAGGCGGGCTTCGGGCGTGGGATGCAACACGCAGAAGGGAGCTACCTCTTCCTGAATGAACGGGTGCCGGCCATCTCCATGGAAGTCCATGCGCTCGTCCGCGGGCTTGATCTGTTGAAAGCCCTGGGAATCCCTGCAAAAGAGGTGGTTTACGATTTTCCGATTCTCGAGGACCACCAGGCGGAAGCGCAACGTCTCCTCCAGGCCGAGGGCATTAGGCCGAGCCAACCTTGGGTGGCAATTCACCCCATGGCCCTCTGGGACACCAAACTCTGGCTCCCCCGACGCTTTGCCGAAGTTGCCGACCGACTCCTCGCACAGGGCCTGCCGGTGGTCTTTACCGGCGGTCCCGGCGATCGCGAGGCGCTTGACGATATCTGCCGCGCCATGACCCACCGGGCCGTGCGCCTCGACGGCCGCACCAGCCTCAAGACCCTGGCGGCGGCTTACCGCCTGGCGACTGTCCTGCTTTCCACCGACACCGGTCCGATGCACCTGGCCGCGGCGGTCGGGACCCCGGTGGTCGCCCTGTTCGGACCGACAGCGCCCTGGCGCACCGGTCCCTACGGCAAAGAGCATACCGTACTGCGAGTCGGCCTGGACTGCAGCCCCTGTTTCCGCCGCCGCTGTCTGACCGATCAATACGAGGAGGTGGCCTGCATGCGGCGCATCACCGTTGACCAGGTGATCGAAGCGGTGATGGGCAAAGCGCCATGACCCACTCCTTCAAGTCCCGTCTTACCCTCTTCGGGTATTTTGCGGTCATCAACCTGGTCGCACCGCTGGTCGGGCTGGTCGCCCTGCCGTGGCTCCTCGTCAGCCGGAAACGCCGCAAAACCCTGCTCCCGAGGCTCGGTCTGGAACAGTATCCCGGCTCGGGTACGGTCGCCGGGGCGGTTGGCAACCGGTCATTCAAGCCGGTGTGGGTGCATGCCCTGTCGGTCGGTGAGCTCCTCTCATGCGTGCCGCTCCTCCGCGAACTCCGGCAGGCTTTGCCGCCCCGCCCGTTAGTCCTCTCGGTCTCAACCCTTGCCGCCCACGAACTCGCAACCGAGCAACTGACCGCCGATGTGGATGCTCTTTTCTACTTCCCTTATGACCTGCTGTGGCCCGTCCGCCGCTGTCTGCAAGAGCTTGACCCGGCCCTCTTCCTGCTCATCGAAACCGATATCTGGCCTGGCTTTCTCGCAGCCATACGGCGCCGCGGCGTTCCCTGTTTTCTGCTGAACGCCCGGCTCTCCCCTGCTTCCTTTCGCGTCAGTCGATGGTTCTCAGCGCTTTTCCGCCCTGCCTTCGCCACCTTCGACCGGATTTATCCCCAGTCACGGGAAGAAAGCGAGCGTTTCCTGGAGCTGGGGATCGGTGCGGAAAAGCTCCAACCTCCCGGTAATCTGAAATTCGACCGGTTCCCCCCCCTGCCCTCCCCCGCCGCGCTTTCCCAGGCCCGCCGAGACCTCGGGATGAACGATCGCGCCCTCATCCTGCTTGCTGGCAGCACCCACCCCGGGGAAGAGGCGCTCCTGAGGTCGGCGTTCCTTGCCCTGCGCAAAGACTTTCCCGAGCTGCGACTCGTCATCGTCCCGCGCCACCCCAACCGGGCAGAAGCGGTTGTCCAGCTGTTTGCCAACGATTCGGTGAGCGTCGTGCGCTCCTCCCGACCTCCGCCGGCGAAGGCAGACGTCGTGGTGGTTGACCGGATGGGGCTGCTGAGCAGCCTTTATGCACTGGCCGATGTGACTTTCGTAGGGGGGAGTCTGGTGAAAAAGGGGGGGCAAAACCCAATCGAACCGGCAGCCGCGGGTAAACCGGTCCTGTTCGGGCCTGATATGAGTGATTTTCCCGAGATCGCGCGGTGGCTTCTGGATAAGGGAGGAGCCATTTCGGTGCGGACCTCCGACGACCTCGCCGACCACGCCCGCCGCTTGCTCGCCAACCCTTCCCTCGCCCGGGCAATGGGCTCAAAAGCCCGCAGCGTGGTCGACGAACACCAGGGATGCAACCGAAAGATTGTCGCCGATATTGTCGCTTTCCTGGCGGATGAACCCCGACACCTTGCTTAATCCGTGTTCGTCCGCGTTATCCGCGGTTGTGATTTTGCATGGGGGATGGAGGTTATTCAGAGTGGCGTGGTTGCTTGGTTGAGTGAGACGAATGCGCTACTGGAGCGGTTATAATGTGAGACGGTGGGTCCGGGAGGGGCTGAAAATGAATTTGAGCACTTTTTTAGGATTTGGGGGGTTGGAAGGCGTTTTTTGCAGAAAAATGAGCACTAAATTGACTCAAAAATACTGCAAAAAGATTGGGGCCCCAGAAACATGGAGTCCCTCATTGAACCACGTAGGGCCGTGAGACCAGCTGGCCCATGTCAGGACCTTTCCAATATGGCTTAATCCAAATCAGCTTCCGGTTGGCCAAGCTTTCACCATATGGTTGATTTCTCCAGTGGCCTCTAACAATAAAACGGCAGGCATGTCTCCGCAATTGTCCAAGCTGTGGGTTGGCTATCGTCTCTGCAACGATGCGCCCCAGTTCACGACCGACAAGGTTGAAATCAAGCACAGAAGTCTTAGTCGCTTCCGCGAGGAGATGTCTCCTTTTTTTGGGAGCCTTGATCTTCTGAATTTTCTGATCAAGATCCTTATGGGGTGATAGCATCGGGATTACACTTGGGTCGTTGGATGCCAGGTAAAGAATGGTGTTTGCGACAATGCGGAAGAATGTGAGGCCTTCCTCGAGGAAAGTGGTGTCATCAATGGATTTTGGCTCAGTATTCACCACGAAGTCATCCAAAGCAAAAGACGAGACACGTCCTCTGAAGCGATCGTGAGCAAGATCCAATTCGTTTCGAAACTCCTCATTATCCTTAGCTATTTCATCCCAATCAGTTTTCAGAAGGTCGCTGATCTTCCATCCATCCTTCACAAGAAGATCCCGCTTTGCGTGATGGTCATTGGACGAGTAGTCAGCCTGGTAGATCATGAGTCGAATGATTCTTTTGCCAGCCGCCGTAGGAAGGTTCAAGAGAAAGACCGTTATGGGGGCTTTTGAGGGCGAAGCATTACCTCCAAATATGTTGTGAAAAGCTTCAATGGCGAGCTGGCTGGTATAGATGAACATGCAGGTTTCAAAGGGTAGTCTTAGGAAGTCGGAATCCACATTGAGTTCGGTAAATGCCAAGTGATCGGCCAAGTTGTCCGCCACGTAAAAAGTCTTTTTGCCGAACAGCTCAAAATTTAGAACGCTCATATACTCGGCGAAGGAATGATACAGGAACTGCTGAAAAGCATTCTCACGCACATGGGCATAGATTTGCTGCTCGGCTTCCTTAAGATCAATACCCTGGGATTGGCAATCCATTAATGCAGTCTGGACAACCGAAACCGTTATATGATTGAGCCAGGAATCGACCGGACTACAAAAGTCATGGTCGCTATCGAAGGGGCCGGTCAGCCTCTTTTGGGCGATGGTGGTCAGGTCTTTCAGCAGGTATCGCCGGATCTCCGGATGGTTCTTAATGACTACATCATAATAGGTGGGGGGAAGCTGCATATTGAACTCCCAGGGAAAAATTGACGTAGATTAAATTGTGAGGAGTTCATGGGTTCGACTATCCTGAAGGCGCTTGCGGAGGCGGTAGACGGTGGTAATGTGGACTCCACAGGCTTTAGCGATATCATCCGGGCGGTGGCCGGCCACAAGCAGGCGGGCAATCTTCCGCCAGGTCGGCGCAAGGCGGGTTTCAATGTTCTTTCTCCGCGCATCAGAGAAACGGTACCGAAGAACTCCATAGTCTCTCAGCCGCTTTCTCCAGCGGTTCAAGGTGGGGAAGGACTTCCCTATCGCCTTGCCGAATTCCAACATGGCGGCGCATCGTTTCCCCCAGGGGAGCTGCTCGATCTCCTGGAGACGTTCGGCGGCGTGAAGGAGCTTCTGCTTGGGAGGCTGGACCCTGGTAAGTCCGCCGTTCATGTATTCCCAAACCAGGTTTGCAGCCATGATCTTGAATTGAAGAGCCTTGGGCTGGTGCGATTCAAAGACGATCAATTGAAGGCCAATGGGATCGTAGACTTCAATATCCCTGGTGACCTCGTGGCCACCTTCAACTGCCGTCAATTTGACGGTAGTTGACCATCGCGGATCCGCTATGTGGGGGTTCCGTTCGACAATCTTGTCTACGGCCTTCCGTGGGTGATTGTAGCCCAACCAGAGGCCGATTGCGCGGCGGGTGAAGTATGGCTTGCCGCTGATCCAGCATGCTTCTTGAAGCGCAACGCCTTGCCAATTAAAGAAAACCAAGTCCTGCATGGTCTGCCCCCCCCGGTTTAATCCAAAATTGACATAGATCACATTGCGACACCTTCCCCTGACCCGCCCTACACCTCTTCTTTTCCTTCATACTTGGCCAGGAAGTCGTTAACCAGAGTTCTCAAACTAGCAATTTCAGTCTTCATTTGGTTGAGCTGTCCTTCCATCTCGATGGCATCAGAAAAGTAGAGAATGTTTTTGGACAAAGCATCAACTGCAAGAGTATTTCCACTGGTTAACACCTTCTTGGCGCGGCCGAGAAGTTCGATCACTGGTACCGGTGTTGCGGGATCAGCGGATTTTGGCTGAGAGTTTTTGTCGGCGAGAAACTGCGAACCCGCACCCGTCAAAATCCAATTGGCATTCACGTTACGATGAATAGCTTCGACAAGAATTAACGGTAAAAGTGTACCTCTTTTCTTCCGGTTTGCAAGATCTGATGGTGAAATTTGGAAAACTTTAGCGACATCCCTATCTGAAGTGAAACCACATGCATGTCTAAAGCGTTCAAGAACTTGGTTGATTATAATCACGTGTCCGTGAATTTTAGTCTTGACACTGTTCACGTAATCGTGTACTCCATCCAATGGGTAACGAAACTTAGACACAACACGAGGGCAGGTTACGTGAGACGGGTCAATAGGACAAGCATTTTTAGGGTCAGGGCGGCACTTCTCAGGAAGGGCATGACCTTGCAGGAATGGGCAGACCGGAACGGGTTCAAGTACTGCACGGTCATAAAGGTCATGCGGCGGCACCTGGGGCAGGAGGGGTCCCGGCCCAGGGGGGAGAAGACCCTCAGGATCCTTGCCGCGCTCGAGGGATGCACGAGCCATAGACCTTCCTCCGCTTCAAAGGGTGGTGGGTCGGAGTCTGGTGGCGCCGGCGCCGACTGTGAAGTCGTCGGAATGGAGAAGGTTGCATACAGCAGGAACAATTGACGAGAAGGAGGGTACGGTGAGAAGGACTTGCTACAATCCCGAGGATTCAGAGTCCGCACGGCGGATCAAGCGCTTCATCGGCGATCAACTGTTCGAAAAGAAGCTCCAGATCAAGGAAGCCGCGGCAAAGGTAAACCTCACCTCAGAGCGGCTCTGCAAATATGTGAACGAAGCCGCGACCAATAATAACCTGCCGACCTATTTGCTCCCGATCTGGAGTCGCATGATCGGCCCGGAGCTCATGATGCTGGTAGCGCATGAATCGGGCGGGGCTTTCGTGCAACTTCCACACTGCCAGCCCGATCCGCGTGACGCCGTGGTGGCCGCGGCCAAGGCCATGCGGGAATGCGCCGAGGTGGTGGAGTCCTTTGGCGGAGCCATCGAGGACGGTCACATCACCATGCGGGAGCTCCGGGACATCAAGAAGGAGATCCGGGAAGCGGTGAGCGCGCTGCTGCTCCTGGAGACCGTGGCCGAGGAGATGAATAAGTAGGGAGGCTTGAGCTGTGAATGAAGACCTCGAAGGGACTCAAGGCGGCCAAGCTGACGATGGGAGGCCCATCACCGGCGGGTTTGTCTGGTATCAAGGGATGCTCTTTTTTAAGCCAAATCATGACAAGAGCCTTAATGGTTTCGTCCTGGCGTTGCCCAACGAGGCTCACCCAGGGCTGAATGTGATCAAGGCTCGAATCTTGTGCGTTCCGGCAAACGAGGTGATTCCAGGGATTCCTAACTGGCTTCGCGATTACGAAACAATCATCGCCATCCTGCCAGAAGCTGTTTCAATACCTCTGACAGGAGATTTTGCAAGACAGGCGTTGAAAATGCTTTCACCTTGTCCGTTAGCGAACGCTTCTGATCATCGGGCAATTCGGCTTCCGCAACCTTCTTCTCAAGAAGGGCTATGAAGTCATGAGCCTCGATGATTTTAACGCGAACCGTTCTCAGAATCTGGCTTACGCCCCCGTCATCTTCCAAGAAGTCAAGGCCCCTGGCGGTGATTCTGGCAAACCGGACAGCGTTGCCCTGCCGGCTGGAGGATTCGTAGGTGAGCAATCCCTGTTCGTTCAGATAGACCACATTCCCAAAGAAATCAGGATCAGCAGCAAAGGGTGTTTTTTCAATCACAAGCGACTGCTGCGGATAAACAGATTTCAGATGCTCCAGAATCTGAAATTGAAGCTGGCGGTTGAGTTTCATGGATTTCACCTCCCTAGGGTCATATGCAAACCTTTCCAGCAAAGAACATATCACAAATCGATCATTCAGAAGGGTGAAGTTGTGGGGATTTTGGTTCCGCACCTGCCTTCAGGAATGGGGTGGAGGTGCGGAACCGGTGCGGAACCGGTGCGGAACCAAACTTAGTCACGAGTATTCAATATGTTAGCTCATTCTATCTGCTTTTTGGGTGCGGAACCAAAAAACGCGGGAAAAAACACAAATTGGAAGATTCCTTTTCAGGAATCATTCGCGGGTTGGTTCCTTAGTCCCCCACTTCAATCACCGAAGACTAAGGAACCACTAAGGAACCACTAAGGAACCACTAAGGAACCACTAAGGAACCACTAAGGAACCGCAATAAGATGAGAGTATACAGCACATTATCCCACATTCGGCCGCTCAGACCTAAGGAACCAAAAAACGCGGCAAAAAACCCAAATCCGATAATTCCTGATCAGGAAGCATTCTCCAATATGGAAACCAGAAAATGAAATCCTCGGATGTCTGGCTGGGCCTGGTGGAAGCAGCGAGGCTTGAAGGCGTTTCCCGACGGGCTATGGAGAAGCGGCTCAAAAACGGATGCTACACCCGGATGCTCCAGGTCAAATCCTCAAAGGGTCAGGGCGGCAAGGAGTGGCAGATTCATTTGTCGTGTCTGTCGGCGCCGGCGCAGGTGGCTTATTTGCGCGACGTGGTAGACGCAGCGGAGGTCGGCGGCGTCGATGACATGGACGTGATGCTCGGAGTTGCGGCGCCGGCCGAGATTGCCCAGGCGCCAACGACGGTCTCCCTGGAGCAACGGGCGCTGGGGTTGCTGGACTACTACCGCGCCGACGAGAAGGACCGGAGCCTGGCCAAGATCCGAAAGGAGATCCTGGATGCCTACGAGAAGGCGACGTCAAGGAAGCGCGGGAAGAAGACCAAGCAGGCCAGAATGACCCAGGGGGAATTTTGCGAGCTGTACAACCAGCAGAAAATCCTGGCGCTTTCGGAAGACGTTTACAGACGCGTGAAGAAGATTTCGGTCCCGACGCTCAACCGATGGAAGGGAAACAATACCTTCAGGGGCTTGGGCGGACTGGTCCGTAAGAAGGTCGATGCGGAGGATAAGGAATCCCTTTCACGAGCATTGACGGAGGAACAGCAGAGCTTTATCGTGGCTCTCATCCGCGAGAATCCCATCATTCGGCCGGTTCGAGTCTTTGAGTATCTAAAGGATAAATACAGAAAGCTTGAGAATATCAAGCTGGCCCACCCGTCTGCCGTTTACCGCTTCATGGAGCGGTGGATCAAGGCGAACGAGCAGGAATACGCCTACCTGGTCGACCCCGGCAAATGGAAAAACAACTACCAGCTTGCCCTGGGCGACAAGGCCGAGGGCGTCGAGAGGTTCTGCCAGCGTTGGGAGGCCGATTCCACGCCGGCGGATATCATCTGCAAGGACGGCAGACATACCGGGATCGGGGCCATTGATATCTTCAGCCGCCTGCCGGTGGTGCTCATCACGGAGACGAGCAAGTCCCTTGGGATCGCAGCGGTGATGAGGCGCGGGATGATCGAGCTCGGGATCCCCGAGGAGCTCGTGAAGGACCACGGCCAGGACTATGATTCGGATCATATCAAGGCGGTCTGCCTGGCATTCGGCATCAAGACGCCCTGGATTCCCATCAGAACCCCCGAAGCAAAGCCCTTCATCGAACGCTTCTGGCGCACCCTGGCGACGGGACTTTTTGAGGAGTTGCCAGGATTCTGCGGGCACAACGTGGCCGAGCGCCAGGCGATCCGCAACCGGGCAGCGGCCCGCGCCGAATTCATCAAGGCCTTCATGACGCCCGGGGCAACCGTCCAGGTGAATCTCACCCGGAGTGAGCTGCAGGCGGTTATCGACAAATGGATCAAATTCGACTACGCGCAGCGCCCCCATGCGGGCCTGGGGGGAGCGATCCCGGCGGAGCGGCCGGCTCAGTCACCGACCCCGGTGCGGCGGATATCCGACGAGCGGGTGCTTGACATCCTGCTGGCGCCGGCCATCGAGCGCACCGTGCAGAAGAAGGGGATCGAGCTCGAACGCGGCCGCTACATCGCTCTCGAGATGGACATGCACGTCGGGAAGAAGGTGCAATGTCGGCTGGATCTGACCGACGCCAGCCGCATCCATGTGTTCGACTTCAAGAACCGGTACCTTTTCACGGCCGTCGACAGAACGCTTGCCGGCTTCACCCCGGAGCAACTGGCGAAGGCCAGGACCGACCATGCGCGGAAGATTAAGGCGGCCGTGAACGCCATAAAGAAGGTCGACCAGAGCATCGCCGAAAACCCGATGATGGAGCGCCTTATTGAACTGGAGCGGACCGGCGAGAAGGTAACGCCGATCATCCGTACCGAGGAATACGACCACCCGGCGATCGCCGAAGCCAAGCGGGCGGTAGCGGACCGGATGAAGATCTGGCGCGAGCTTTCCGAAGAGGAGCAGGCCGAGGGAGTGGCGCGAGCCACGGCCAAGCCGGTTGAGGAACCGGAGAGCGATGAGGAACGGGCTAGGTTTGATGCCCAGGTGGAAGAGGTGGTCCGGCGATCGCGGGAAATCGACAACGAGCCTTTTTCTCCACGAAGACACACGAAGAATTTCGAAGGCACACGAAGGGATGAGGGTGAGGGACCGATCGGCGGGAGGATTTTTGACAGCAAGCGTCCGTTCTTCCGGTATTCGGTGGACCGGTATCGATGGTGCCTGGAGCGGAAAGCCGAAGGCTGGCTGCTCGTGGATGAGGACTGCACCTTCATGGCGGATTTCGAATCCAAGATGGATGAAGGGGCCAGGGAATACTGGTCTGTAGCGCGCGAGATGTTTGCAGGAGGGATGAACTGATGAGGGAGGATGTCTTTATCACCACCCAGAATTACACCAAGTTCGAGGCGCTCTGCCAGGACCTGCTCAATACCTCGCTGGGCTTGGAGATGGCGATTGTGGTGGGCAGCTCCGGCCGGGGGAAGTCGATGTCGGCCGAGCGCATCATCACCATGAACCAGAACACGGTGCTGGTGAGATTCCAGGACCGGTTCACCCACGTGGGGCTGATTCGAGAGATCGGCTTCATGCTGGGCGGGACTCGCCCCCGGTCAACGGACCGCTGCTTCGAGATCATCCAGAACGAACTGGCCTACCGGCGCCGCATCATCCTGGTGGATGAAGCCGACCGGATGAGTCTCAGACATTTCAACACGCTGAGAGACCTCCACGACGTGCTGAAGGCGCCCATCGTCATGATCGGCGAGGAATCCATCCTGACCCAGCTCGAGCGGGAACGGCGGCTCAAGAGCCGAGTGGCCTATGAAATCCGCTTCGAGCCCATCGGCCAGGTTGATGTAGCGGCCTTCTACCGGGCCGCGATGAACCAGGGGCTCACGACGAAACAGGCCGTCACCCTGGCCAGGCATTCCGGCGGCGACTTCCGGAGGGTGATCAACGACGCCATCCAGATCGAGCGGACCATGAAGGCTTCGGGGCTTAGAGACGTGACCGACGAGCTGGTGAAGGAGATCTGTGGTGAGAATGGCAGCCCGAGTGCGTGAGGTGATCTCTTCCAGGAAGACGGAATTCAGCCCGCTCGAGATAACAACACAACTTGGCTTGAAGAGGGGCCGGCCCGTGCGGAACGTTTTGACTGACATGCTGCATCGCGGGGAAGTCGAACGCACGGGTCATGGACGATATCGGTTTCTCGGCTTTTCTCCGCGATGGTTCGACCGCGCCACGGTGAAGCCCAGAATTTATCGGGCCATCCATGTGAAGAAGAGCTTCAGGGCCAAAGAACTCGCCCCCCTGTGCGATGCAAGGGTTCATTCGATCCACAGGGTACTGCTTGAACTCTTCAGGAGTGGGGACTTGGATCGAGTCAATCTTGAGGAAAACGGGAAGGTTAAGCAGGAATTTGTCTACATGGTGAAGCACCCCGACCGTTTTTATCTCAAATATTGTGCAAAAAAAGCAACCGAGCAGCCCAAGGGAGGGAACTAATGGAAGTCATCAGCGGACTGGGCGAGAAGAAGCCGAAGCCCAATCTGAAGGTAATCGAGTACAACAACCTGCTCGCGAAGATCCATATCGCCGCACGCGAGCTAAAAATCAGCAGGAAAGAATACCTCAATATCCTGGCCCGCTCGTTTGGGGTGGGTTCAGCCACTTGCCTCTCGCACAATGAGATGAGGCGGCTGCTCAAGATCTTCAAGGGCATGGGATGGAAGGTAAAGCCGCCTGCGGGAAAGAGGCCCGCCAGGCGTGACGTGATTCTGGTCTGGCAGGAACAGGCGCGGAATGCGGCCCGGCAACTGGGGTCGGGGTGGGAAAAGCGGCTCCGTGAGACGATCGAGGAGGAGTGCGGCGTGGCCAATCTGGCCTGGTGTCAGGATATAGGGGTTCTGCAGCGGGTATGCCGCCGCCTGGAGGAATCCTCTGGCGGCAACGACCAAGACCCGAAACGGTCAGGGTCATCGGGAAGGTAGCAGCACGGTTGAGTGGTGAAGCGGTGAAGTGGGGGGCTGATGGTCATGGCGATCAACTCGAGGAGGCGGCTTGATGGTTGGGTCGAGCGGCGAAAGTCGAGCGGCGAAAGTCGAGCGGGCGGCGGAATCGTGCAGGTGGAACTGCTCAGCGACCATTTTCTCGGGCGCTGGGCCAAACGGCGGGGAGGGTGTCCGAGCGTCGAAAGCGTGAACCTGATGCTGTGCAAGGGGCAGATTCTCAAGCGCGGACAGGATCTCTGGAAAATTGTCCGGGGGCGGATTTATCCCTATCAGACCCTGACGCAGGTCTGGGTCCACGCGGAGAACATAATCCTCTGGATCGACGAACGGACCGCAACCGCCGTGACGGTCATCGTGCCGAGGGGTTCGGAAAAGAACGATCTGACGGGGCTGCCGCGACGGTGGCTGGTGGACCGGGCGCAGGCGAGGCCGGGAGGGAGGAGGTGACGGGCGTAAAAAGGACATACCGATTGGAGGGCTGGATCTACCTCGTCTCGGGAAAGGTGGAGGCGCACAGCGCCAACGAGGCGAAACGCAAAATGATAACCAGTCTCGAAACCGGCAGAGCCCGTTTCATTCCATCCAGCGAAGAGAACCTGAACGACTACTTTGATTCCATAACGGCTACGGAGGTTTGAGCATGCCCAATCGATGCATCAGTCAAAAGCAGATCGCGCTGCTGCACGTGGCCAAGACCGAGCTTGGGATGAGCGACGAGGTCTACCGCGACATGTTGGGCAGCGTCGGGGTGGCATCCTCGGTGCAGCTCACAGCACCCCAGTTTGACGAGCTCATGCGCCGCATGGAAGCCGGCGGGTTCCGTACGGTGAGCAGGAAGCCGAAGGGGGCAAGGACCTGGAAGGTCAAAGCCGGCAGCCAGTTGGAGCTGCAGCTCGGGAAAATCAAGGCACTGCTTACGGTCATGAAGCTCCCCGACAGCTACGCCGACGGTATTGCCCGGCAGATGTGGGGCGTGGATCGGGTGGAGTGGTGCCGGCCGGATCAGCTCAAAGGAGTGATCGCGGCGCTGGTGAGGCGGCAGAAGAAAGTGAGGAGTGAGGAGTGAGGCGTCAGGCGTCAGGCGTGAGAAGGTGGCAAGGGGTAACCCCTCACCAGGGGAGAGGAGCGACGCCCATGCGCTGTGACAAGATGCATGCGACGATCTCCGTCAAGCAGTGCCTGGCGAACCAGAGCGTCCTGGCGGGGGGTGAGTTTAACAGAAATCCCCATGTGAAGGAGCTCCGCTATCCGGGCTGCAAGGGGTGCCCGACGGGTGCGTTGGCCAGGGCCGGCAAGCTCGACGACAACGATCTGCAGGCGCTGCTGGCCGGCTATCACAACCGGATGAATCCGCCCGCGGATGTGGTGACGGAAACGGTGAGGAGTGAGGCGTCGGGAGTGAGGAGTAACCCGATGTATCCCGCTCCACGGCGTCCGGAACCGGCGGCGGAATCAAAGGTGACGGAAACGGCTCAAAAACTGGAGGAAGCGGTGATGGAAAAGGAGAAAGCAGGAATGGAGGGCAAGAAGAAGCAATGCTCACGGTGCAAGAAGATGAAGCCTCTGGAGGAATTTCTCCAGGACAAGAAGGCCAGGGACGGGCACAGGAAGATCTGCCTGGAATGCAATCGGGCGTACCAAAATGACTGGGCCAGCGGCAAGAGAAAGGATGCCGCCAGAAGCCAACCATTGAAAAGCGACCCGCAGAATATCGAACAAGAAACCGCAGAACCGCAGAGGGGCCAACCCACGCCGGCCCCGGATATGGCGAACGGCCACGCCTCACGCCTGACGCCTCACCCCTCACCCCAAGAAGAGCAGATGGAGCCGGATCCTGCCAGGGAAACAGCGGCTCCAATCTGCCCCCAGAATGAGGACCTGGTCCTTGAGAATCAGCTCCTCCTGGACTTTTCATGCTACCCGGAAGTGCTCAAAGAAATCAACCGCCTTGCTCATCATGCCGAGCGCCCGGTCGAGGTACAAGCCCGGTTCATGCTAAAGACGATGCTCGTGGGCGGCTGGAATGAGGAAATGTGGGCTTCCGGCGGCAGGTGCCCCGTGCCGTTGCCCCACTACGATTATATGTTCATCAACGCCAGGACCGTATTCCCCCACGCAGGCGACATCAGCGGCATTCCCCTGGTTCGCGATCTCGAGCAGAGGAGCGCCAATGGCTAGCAGAGCTCAAACCAAGCCTGGCCGGAGGGGTGCCAGAGTCATCTCCGAAGAGGCCCTGACCGGCTGCCGGCAGATACTGACCGACGAGCGGCTCGAATACATGGGGGATCGCTACTGCCGCCTCGGGATCGGATATTGGACGGGGGTGAGCTTTTATGCCTACCTCGTTCAACCCGAGGTGCTGGAGGCCGAAGCGGACCGAAAGCGTCGCCCAACGGTTATCCGGATGAGGTCCCACTGGGGCAAATCCTCGGTCACCAGAGAAGCTGAGAGGGCAGTGATGGACAAAGAAGGGTTGATCTATATCGGCGAGGGTTTCATGGCCCTGAATGAGCTGATTAACAGGTATGCACCTCCGGATGCTACGGAAGTCCAGATGGGGCGGCATTATCTCAAAATGTCCTATGCCTTCATCCGGCGGGCGTTCGGCGGCCCGGAAGACAGAAAGAGTGAGGGGTAAAGCGTGAAGCGTGAGGCGTGATGAGGTGGCAGAGGCTTACGCCTCACGCCTGACGCCTCACGCCTCACTCAAAAGGAGCTATTAATGGATTCGAAACGCCGCATTGACGCAGTCCTAAGGTACGCCAAGCTCGACAACGACGAGCGGATTATTCTCGAGGAGCTGGTCCGTCAGGGGTACGCACCCAACGGGCAGCCCTACGGCCGCGCCGGCGCGATCCCGGCGAAGGAGCTGGCGGTGCTGCTGCCGATTGTTCCTGAGGAAGGCGATGAGGACGCCGAAATCGTCCGCGAGCAGCCCGACGAGCCGGGCATCAAGAAAATTCGGAGAAAGCGAGGCGAGCAAGGTCTGAACCGGGCGCTGCGGCGGATCATCAATCGGCTGGTCATCCGGCGCGGCATTCCCATCATGTGCGAACCCGGCCCGGGCGGCGGCTACTATCTGCCCGCCGGCGACGAAGAAGTGGAAGCCAACCACGCCCGGTTCCACACCCGCGCCATGACGGGTTTAATGAAGGCCACCCGGTCGCGCCGCTCCGCCTATGCGGATGCCGTGCTGCAGCTGACGCTGGGTTACGACGGCCCCGAGGGCGATGCGGTGCGCGCGCGCCTCGGCATGCCGAGGCGCAATGTGTCCTCGCCGCCGGCCTGGGTGCAGGTGGTAACGAAGCTGCTCGAGCGGGTGAAGGGCGATCCCCAGCACTACGCCGACCAAATCCGCTGCCTCCAGGAACAATTCGGCGACATCTTCGTCCCCCGCCACAAAGTGGCCGAACTCCGCGACCTCAGCGGCCGGCTCCAGCGGGTCCTGCGGGAACTCGAACCTGCCGAGCTTCCGGATCGCGAAGGCATGACTGCCGAAACCGCCTATGCCCTCCACAGCCAACCGGATCAACGAGTTTAGATTTGCAGCTAAAATGAGAAAAATGTAGAAGTAATTCACCTTGGGATGAAGAAGGAGGTTTGGTATTTTGGCGGAAGGGCTGAAGAATGTCTCGGTACAGCAAAATTGAGTGGACTAACAGTACGTGGAATCCTACAATAGGATGCACAAAGATATCCTCGGGTTGCAAGAATTGTTACGCAGAGTCGATGGCGAAACGCCTTCAGGCTATGCGCGTCAAGGGCTACGAAAATGGGTTCAAGCTGACCACTCTTCCAGAGCGTCTTGAGCAGCCATTGAAGAGGCTGCGGCCCACAACCTATTTCGTGAATTCCATGAGCGATATTTTTCATGAAGCGATAGATGAATCTTTTATAGAACTCGTCTTTCAGACAATTCAAAAAGCCCGATGGCACCGATTCCAGATCCTTACGAAAAGGATTGATCGCATGGCATCTTTCTTTCTGAACCGCGAAGTGCCTCCCAACGCCTGGCTCGGGGTTACTGTTGAGGATAGAGAAAGCATTTACCGCATCGAAGCCCTGCGAAACATCAAAGCTTTTGTCCGTTTTATCTCTATTGAACCTTTGCTTGAAGATCTCGGTCCCGTTGATTTGGAGAATATCCACTGGGTGATTGTTGGTGGAGAATCCGGCCCCTGTGCCAGGAGGATGCGCAAGGAATGGGCCGAGAACATCCTGCAGCAATGTAAGGCAAATAACGTGGCCTTCTTCTTCAAACAGTGGGGCACATGGAGTGCAGATGGCAAGCGGGGGTCTAAAGAACGCAACGGCAGGCTCCTAGCTGGACAGTGCTGGGACGAAATGCCGTGATGGTCAGGTTTTTGTAGCCACAAGTCCAGAGGTTGGGTTTACATGCCCAAGTATCACTGGGAAGACGGTGAGATTCCGATAATTGAAGCGCACAGCATTAGAAAGCATGATGTCCTGCGCGAATATCTTCGCCAATACATCTTGATTGTTGGTGGACATCCCATCCAAAGGAAATACCTCAGCCTTACTCTCATCGACGGTTTTGCTGGAGGTGGCCTTTACAAAGTTCCCAGCGGGGAACTACATCATGGCTCCCCGCTGATTTTTCTAAAGGCTACGGAGGAGGCTGCGGTAGAACTGGGCATGTCACGAGAATTTCGCCTTGATGCCCATTACATATTCGTTGAAAAGGAGAGGCAGTCTCTCGAATTCCTAAGAAGAACATTAATAAAAGAAGGGTATGAAAGCAGGTTTGGGAAAACGGTTTTTCTCATCGACGGTGTCTTCGAAGCCAGAATTGACTCTATCATAGAACACATCATGCGGCGCCAAGGGACAGCCAGAAGATGTATTCTCCTCTTGGATCAATACGGCTACACGGATGTTGCTTTGCCCACATTGCAGAGATTGTTCTGCGAATTACCGAAAGCAGAAGTCATGCTGACGTTTGCTGTGGACCATTTGATCGATTATCTTACTGATTCTCCAGAAAATCGAAGAACATTGCGGGAACTTGGGGTCAGTTCGGATATCTGCGAACTCCTAGAAGGCAAGAGCGAGACAAAGAATTGGCGCAGATTCATCCAGCACAGGCTTTACAAAGATGTAGTAGAGAATTCCGGTGCCAAACACTTCACGAACTTCTTTATCAAATCCAGTGAAAGCAATAGGTCCTATTGGCTCATGCATCTCTCAATGCACCCCAAGGCGAGGGATGTGATGCAAGAACTGCATTGGAGGCTCAGGAACCACTTTGTCCACGAGGGCCAGACCGGATTCTTCATGCTCGGATATGATCCCAAACGGGATACAGACCTAACAGGCCAGGCAGGCCAGATGTTCACTTTCAGTGACCTCGACAAAGCTCGCAATCACAAGACGCTTCTTTGTCAGATCCCGGAAATGGTCCCATATACAGGGGTAAGCCTTGAAAACTTTTTCAAAGAACAATGCAACGGGACCACCGCTACCTTCAAGATGATCCAGAAAGTTGTGTACGCCCTCCATCAATGCGGCGAGCTTGAGATTTTCACGAGGGCAGGGAACAAAAAGCGAAAGGGAAGCAAAATCGATCAACAGGATGTGATGACCCCCAGAAGACAATGTCGTTTTGATTTCGGAGAGGTCAAGGGCAGGAAGGCATGATATTTCTCAGAAAAGGAATTCAGATGAAGCGATAAGTAGAGCCTTCCAGCAAGCTGACCCTACAAGGCCAATTCTTGGGGTGAAAACAGGCTTCTATGCGGGAAAAACGTGCATCTTTTGTAGGTTTATCCTTCAAGGCAATTCAAAACGTTTTTGGAAAATGCATCATAATAACAGAAGATATTGATTTCTATGAACCTCGATTCAAATTGGTGAACGGCAGGACCCGCATGAAAACAATCACTTGTTGCAGGGGAAAAGTTGCCAAACATCTCTTGAAAACAGAAAGTATTTGTGTCCACTGTATTTACAGCTACACGACTGCGTTTTGTGCTGTGAATTGAAGGAAGGGTCCCGAACAAAGAGTCGAGCGGATTGAGCAACCGATTGGTATCTTTACATATTTGGGGTCGATTTTCCAATCAGTGCTATTATAACGGTAGTGCTTAATAAGAATCTGTTGAGTTTGCCTAAACAGTTCCACAAGGCGGGTTAGCCCCCGTTAGCGGTTTTTTGGGGGCCGAACCAAATTGTATGGAGATTCCCTGTATCGCGAGGTGCGGGGGTGCTCTCCGGGCGGATGGTGTCCCCGGCTGAATTATCCTTCGCCGGGTGATTTTTCGGTTGACATCACGCCGGCGATAGATATGCTGTAGTGTTTCGAACGGCTCATAACCCATCAAGCCGTTCGGATTTTCTCCGCCCCCGTCGGGGTAGCATGTTGGATGCGCCGCGAGCGCATCGTCGTAAAAGCGCTGGTTTCGGCCTCGCGCATAATTTGAGTTGGAGCTCACGAGTCCCGCCAGGCGGGACGCACAACCGTCGCCTACCGTAAAGAGCTCGACTGACGCTGTTGTCACAATGGGTCAGTCGGGCTTTTCCTTTTTTCCCGACCAACCGTTTAACGAGTGAAACTGGAAACTTGGGGTCAGGCACTCCGCCGGCCTTCACATGCGAAAGGAAACCACCATGAAACATCAAAAACTTGAAAGCAAGAGATCCGAAACCGTTGCCGCCGACTTTAACGAGCACATCGCCCTCCTGGCGATCCTGGTTTGCCTGGTGATTTCTCTGCCGAGCTGCAAGACCACGCAACAGGCGGTCAGCCCGCCGGCAGGATGCGAGGAGTCGATCCTCTACAAGAACCTCCAGGCGGCCAGGGTGGTGGACGCAGCGCTGGTGATCGGTATTTCCGTGGCGGCGACCAACCATCCGGAGACGAAACCCTACCTCGAAAAGGCCGTAGATGCGCTCTCCGAAATGCTTGACGACAACCAGGTCACCTACGTGGAATTCCTCGAGGCTGCGGTTACCAACGTGAAATGGCTGAACAGCTATTGCGGGACGGCCCTCCTGGCCGTGAGCCCGGTCATGGCCGAGTTCGATCGGCCGATTCCCATCAATGCCTGCGACACCCGCCTCTTGAAAGAACATCTGGCCAGAGAAAAGGCGGTCCTGGCGAACATCGGCACTTAACCGCGAGACTTCAAAAACCAGGGGGGCGCCCAGGAAATGGGAACAGGCATGGAAAGCTCGGTAATTACCGTCCTTGTCAACGTCCTGGATAAACTGGATCCGGGCACCATCTCCACCCTGATGGCCCTGACCATTCTGTCTCCGTTCGGAGTTCTTCTCCTCGTGGCAACGATGATGATTCGCTCGGAGCACAGAAATGCCGAGCTCCTGAGGGCCTATCGCGACGATACCAAGAAAATCCTCGAATCCTACGGGAAGGACATGCAAAAGCTCTCCTCGTATTACAAAGACAACGTCGAACTGGTCCATTCCTGGCGCCGCATTGCCGAGGGCTTCCAGCAGACGGTGGTGCTCAATACGGCGACCATGCAGCGCACCAACGACATGATCGAGACGGTTCTCAGGAACAAGTGAAGAGTGAAGGGTGAACAGTATGGATTTGGAGAGAGCCAAACTGATGGGGGCTCTGGAGCTGAAGCGGGCGGATGCATTTTCCCTGAAGTTTCAGCTGGAGACCCTCGCCGGCAGCATCCATGAGATGACGGACCTCCTGCTGCTCAAACCCGAGGAAGTCAAGGCTGACGAGCTCGTGGTCGCCGCTCGGAAGTTCAAGGAGCTCCAGGAGAAATATATCGGGCTCCTGGAGGATATCGCGAAACTCCGGATGCGGCTCGGATAGGCGGGCCGTCATGGGCGAGGCATACAGCTGGGAAGTGCGCGAGAGCGCCGAGAATCTGTACGTCTACGAGGGGCTGACCTTCGAGCAGGTGGCGCAGGAGACGGGGGTTTCGGTTTCGCAGCTCAAGCGCTGGTCCGAGGACGGGCAATGGCAGGAACAGAAGAAGGAACGCCTCCAGAACCTGACCGAACTCAAGCGCAAGCGGCTGCAGCTCCACCGGGCGCAGCTCGATAAGGCCCTGGGCTCCCTCGATCCGCAGGACATCTACGCCCTCTCGCGCCTCGAGGCGATGGCAAAGCGCTCAGAGCCCCGGAAGGAACAGCAAAAGGAAGTTGAAATCGACCGGCCGGCCCTTTTCCTCGAGGACCTCCAGTTCGTGGCGGAGATCCTGAAGGAAGTGGACCCGGAAGGGCTGAAGATCGTGGCGAAGAGCTTTGATTTGATCGTGGCCCGGTTCAAACAGCGAGAGGCGTCAGGAGTGAAGAGACGGTGAGGAGTGAGGCGTGCCCTTCGGGCGGTTAGACGTGAGGCGTGAGGCGTGAGGGGTAGCCCTCTGCCAACTCCTTACTCCTCACTCCTAACGCCTCACCCAGAGGCTTTAGATGCGCAAGCGGCCTAAAATCAGCGAATACCGCTTCGACCAGTGGGCGGAGGATCTCAAGGCCTGGATCCAGGATTCGGTGTCGCCGTTCGAGGACGATTCGCCGGAGAAGCAGGCCGAGCGCAAAGAGCAGGCGCGATGGGACAAGCTCTTCTTCATGAAGACCTACCTGCCCCACTACTTCTACGGGGAGTTCGGGGACTTTCATGATGAATGGTCCGACCTCGGCGATATGCGCGATGACTGCGTCTTTGTGGCGGCGCCGCGCGAGCATGCGAAATCGACCTTCTTCACCTTCGGCGATCCGCTCCACGACATCTGCTATGCCCTGCGCAAGTTCATCATCATTGTTTCCGACACCAACGACCAGGCGACGGGTTTTTCTTTGCCGATCCGCCTGGAGCTCGAAGACAACCCGAGGATCAAACACGACTTCGGGAGTTTTCTTGGCCCGATCTGGCAGAAGGGTGATTTCACCACTTCGAATGGTGTGCGCGTGCTGGCCCGGGGGCGCGGAGAAAAGGTCCGGGGCCTGAAGAACCGCCAATACCGGCCCGACAAGGCCATCGTCGATGATTTCGAAAACGACATCAACGTCGAAAACCCCAAGCTGGTGAAGAAGGGCAAGGACTGGCTCTTGAAAGCCGTGATCGGGTCGCTTGGCGCTGGATATGTCTTCCTCATGATCGGGAACCTCTTCCATCCGAAATCCATCCTGGCCCAGTTCATGGCCGACAAGGACGAAGAAGGAAAGCCGCTCTATGTCTCCAGGATCTATGCGGCGATCCTCGACCCTGGTACCCCCGACGAGCGCCCACTGTGGCCGGAGGCCTGGCCCCTGGAGAGACTCTACGCCAAGCGCAGGAAGATGGGCTCGGTCGCCTTCAACGCCGAAATGATGAACCTCACCGGCGCCGAGGACAGCCCCTTCCGCGAGACCTGGTTCAAGTACTTCGATCGGATCGAAATCGTGGCGCCGGCGATGTTTGTTGCGACTTTCGTGGACCCGAGCGCCGCCAAGGGCGAAGCGAACGATTTCAAGGCCATCATCACGGTGGGCCTGGAGCGGGACATCATGCTTTTCCGATGCCTCCATGCCTGGATCCGGCACGCCAGCCCGGGCGAAATGTTTCGGGCGGCCTACCAGCAGTTCGACACCTACGGCGGAGCCATCGGCATCGAAGAGAACATGCTGAAGGACTTCCTCCATGATGCCATCTGGAACTATGCGCGGGATGTCGGCCGGTATCTCCCCTGGCGGGCGGTGAATCATTCCACCAACAAGGAAGCCCGGATCATCGGGACGCTCTCCTACCTGGTCGAACACGGGAAGCTCCTCTTCGAAAAGGGCCACAGCGATCAGGATCGCCTGGTTGAGCAGCTCATCTACATCCTCAACGCGAATGTGAACGACGACGGCCCGGATGCTCTCGAGGGAGCGGTCAGCATGCTGCAGAGCGGCGGCCCAGCGGCTTACGTGGCGGTGGATCCGGAAGCGGGCGAGAGGCTTACGACCCGGCTGGCGGGGATTCGGCGGGAGGAGAATGAGCGTGGCGAGACGGGGCGCAGGTTTTTCGGCGGGGCCGTGGGCCGGATGATGCGGTCGTTGGTCGGCGGCCGGTTGGGGACGGGTGAATGAAAAAACGATCCACGAAGGCACACGAAGGAACACGAAGAGATGACTCGGGCCATGCCCACCTGGAGAGCAAGGGCTGTCGGCTGGAGTGCATTGGTCGGGCTCCAGCCGCGAAACCACTTCGTGTCTATTCGTGTGACTTCATGGATGGAAGGGCTTTTTGATGGGGATTAGGTCGACGTTGGCGAAATTCCTGGCGCCGGAGCTGGTGGACCGTGGGGCGGTGGAGCAACTGGTAGCCGAGGAAGTGAAGCGGGCGCGGATGGGTTTGCCCTTCTATGCGGACTACGACCCGAAGGGCGAGGGGTTTCGCCGGTACGCCATCGGCGGCAACCAGGTGCGCATGGACATCCTGCCGGCCAGCCACGACATGATGATCGAAATCGCCTACTTCCTTTATGCCACTTCGGGCATGGCCAAGAAGTTCATCGAGGACACCAAGAATTTCGTCATGGGGCGCTGGGTCACCTTCGAAGTCAAAAATGACCGGCCGGACAAGGGGGCAACCGACCTGTTGAAGGAATTCTGGAAGGATTCCATCAACCGGATGGATGTTTTGCTCGGGCCGCGGGTGGCCTTTCTGGGGCTCCTGGGCGAGCAGTGCTGGCCGGTGACGGTGAACCCCCACAACGGCTTCGTGCAGGTTTCTTATGTGGATCCCGCCAACATCGATGACGTCATTCCCCTGCCAGGTTTTGCCGAGATTGCCGACATCGTGCAGGTCAGGAGCGTCGAGCGCGGCGGGCAGCCGCTGCGGGTGATCCGGAAAGAGCGCGACCCGAGGAAGCCGGAATACGGGAGGCTGGCCGGAGATTGTTTCTATTGGGCGATCAACAAGCCGCCCAATTCGCCCCGGGGCTGGAGCGATCTGCTGCAGGCGGCGGACTTTATCTCAAGCCTGGAAGAGTCGCTCTTCAGTGAACTGGACCGGCTGAACCTGATGAAGGCCTTCATTTGGGATGTGACTTATGAGGGAGCCGACGAGAACGACATCAAGAAGTTCAGGGAGAGAAACCCGCCGCCCAAGCCCGGCAGCCTGCGCATCCACAACGAGAAGGTGACCTGGAAGGCCGAGGCGCCCGACCTCCAGCATCAGGACACCAAGTATTTCTTCGACATGATGCGCTCGTATGTTTCCGGGGTCCAGGGGCGGCCGGATTCCTGGTTTGGGAGCGGCGGCAAGGCCTACCAGACGGAAGCCGATCTCATGGGGGAGCCGACCTATCGAGACCTGGAGGTCCGACAGAATGTGGTCAGAACCATGCTCGAAGAGGTGCTGAGGTTCGTGGCCGACCAGGCGATCCTCCACCGGGCGCTGCCTGAGCCAGAGGGCGGTGGAGATTACGAGATTTGCGTAAATCTCCCCTCGATGCGGAAACGGGACCTCAAGACCGCGACCGACAGTTTGAATTCGGTGACCCAATCGCTGGTGGCCGCGGAGACCCAGGGATGGGCGAGGAAAGAGACCTGCCAGCGGATCTGGGCGGCGGTGGCCAGTGAAACCGGGGTGGAAGTGGATGCCGAGGAAGAGATCGAGGAAGCCAGGAAGCGGGACGCCGAGCAGGTGAGCGAGGACTATAGAAAGGTGAGGAGTAAGGCGTTAGGCGTTAAGCGTGATGAGTCGGAAGGGGGGAAACCCCTCACTCCTCACCCCTAACGCCTTACCGTCCGAAGGGCGCCCCGCACCCCTTACGCCTAACCTGAAGGATTTTGGATGACCGAAGCTGAGGTCCGGTACAACAGGAAGCTGGAAGAGCTGGTGGAGGGGGTTGGCAGGCTCGAAGAGAGAGAAGTGGCGAAGAGCATCCGGCTTTTGAAGGAGCTCCGGAAGGAAG